CTGCGCCGACGCCAGTCGCCGCCAGCGCGACAACGCCCGCGACGATCGCGATAGTACGCAGCGTCTTCACTCAGACCCTCCAGGCGGCCGTCACATTGTTGAGGTCGATCGACATGGCGACCGGCGTGTCATGATCCTGATGCCAGCCCATCATCTTGTAGCCGACGCATATCCATCCGGCCTCGCCCCCATCACCGGCACCCACCGCGACATCGCCTATCAACATGCGCGCTGGCGCGATGCGAGGCAGCAGATCATCCAGCACGGCGATCAGGCCGCCGGTTGCCCGTAGCGCCCGCTGCGCGCCGATCAGCGACCGATAGCGTGGCAGCATGGGTGGCTTGTGGCCCATCTGTAACAGGTGGTATCGGATCATCCGCGCGCAGTCGGCGGTGCGGAAGTCCAGCGGCAGATGGTCGTACTTCGCCTTGGTTGCCTCTGTCGCAATGCGCCGCCGTTCAAGGTCGCTCATCAGGCAGCCGCCTCCGCGCCCCAGGGCGAGGACCGCGGCATACCAGTCGCATTCGCCATGCCAAGCTCTCCGGGATAACAGGATTGATGATATCGGTCGTTCAGGGCTTGGCCCCGCATCACCATGAACAGCCGGCGGGCGGCGCTGTCGAATTCGATGTCGGCCGCGCGCGACCCGCGATTTGCCTTCAGGGTCACCGTGTCGATCGCAAGGTCGGCCGTTTGATCCGGCGAGCCGACAACGCGCCCCGTGGCGCGGCTATACTCGCCCAGCCAGAAGCGCATACGGGCGCCCTGATAGGTCGGGTTAGAAATAGAAGCGGCGGCGGCAGACGATGGGGGCAGAAAGGTCAGCTTGCCGCCGGGCGCTTCGTCTCCAGTCTTTTCCTCGAATGATTCTGCACTGCCGATGACGCCGAACATGGGGTCGATGCAGTCGTACAGATCGTCGCCCCAATAGACGAAGCCGCCGTCGCACATCCGCACGGTCCGCTCCGGCAGCTCGATCTTCATAAGCGATACCAGATTGAGGACGCGGCCCGTGAAAGCCATCAGCGGCTCTCCCAGATTTCGAAGGAAAGGGCGAACATGCGCTCAAGCGCCATTTCCCATTGTACTTCGCTACCACGCGGGAAGCCTTCGATCATCGGCTTCGCGACATGCAGGATCGATCCGGCCGTCGGCGGCTTGCGGATCATCTGGCTGAGTTGAATGACCGCCTTGCCATTGGCGCCGACAATGGTGGACTCCGCCACAAAATCAAAGAAATGCTGGCCACCAATTTCCAAGCTAACAGGCTGCCCTTCGAAATAAGCATAGCCAGGTACGCCATTCGTGATTGCCAAAAACTCGCCAGCTTGGCCAACACCATCGACCACGATGGGCGAACCGTCCGAACGATTAGGCGCGCCTGGGTCGAAGTCGAGCAGCGGATACTCAATGCGGACACCCTCTTTCTGACCCTTGATCAGACGGTTCACGAATATCCGGCCCTCTTTCCGGTTTTCGAGGGGCGGCATGGTGAAGGCCACCGCATATCGGTTGCCCAGATGGTTGACGCGGATCGTCTCCGATCCCGCCGCTCCATCCAGATAACCGCCGAAGTCCTGTACACGCGGCACAGCCTTGCGTGGCGCGGGCCACTCCGGAAAGACGATCATGGGATCACGCGGCCCCGTTGCTTCGCCAGGGCAATCTGCGCGCCGCCGGACCCCATGTTGCCACCCATGACGGCGGCCTGCTGATTGCCAGCCGCGATAGTCGACCAGAACTCATCGTTGGTCATGACGCCCTGCATGAAAATATTGGTATTGCCGCCGTCGCCCTTATCGTTGCCACGGCGAATGTTGACCGTTTCGCCAGCGGTCCCCCAAAATTGCACCAGATTGGTATCGATGCCCGGCTTCCCCCCGACCTCGAAACTGCCGCCGGTTGCAAACCCGGGCAGGTTTTTGGGAATAGCCAACTGAGCGGAGACGCCATCGAGATAGGACTGCGACGCACCGCTGACGCCGCCAAGGCGCGCACCGCCAAAGATAGATCCGACCCCGCTCAGTATTGTGCCGAACAGGCCCCCGCCGCCTGTCGTGGCACCACTACCTGCTTGCCCCAAAGCCTGCCGAAATAGATTGAACAGCATGTCGGACAGGCTGTTGAGCGCCTCCTCCATGCCGCGTGAAACCTGATCGCGCCACCAGTTGGAGGCAAAGCCCTTCAGGTCGCCGTCCATTGCAGAGCGCATCGCATCCTTGAAGGTGTCTCGCCACTGACCCTGCTGCCGCGCCCGTTCTTCTTCGTCCAGTTCGAGCCCGGCGCGATCACGCGCATCTTCCTCGCTAACCTTGCCTTCGCCATCGCGATAATATTGTTCACTGCGCCGGTTCAGTTCGGCGGCACGTGTTGCCGCGCGCTGGGTTTCAGCTGGGTCACTGCGGAGCCGCGACAACTCGGCACTGCGATCAAGTGCCTGAGCCTTCGCCAGCTTCGCCGCAGCGTCGGCTCGCGCAATGTCGACCTGCACGAGATCCCACCCAGCCCGTCCCTGCGCTTCGAGCAGTGTCAGGCCTTTACCCTGCCACAACGTCGTGCGCTCTTCCAGATATGCACGATCAGAAGCAAGGCGAGCCATCGTTTCATCGCCGCGAATCTCAGCGATTTGTTGATCGAGGGCGTTTTCAGCCAGCGTCACCTGTCGCGCATCATATTCGGCCTCGGCCGCCTTGACCTCAGCAATATCCTTTTCGGCCGCGAGCTTGGCCGCAGAAGCAGCGAGGCCTGCATCTTCGTAGTCCCGCTGTCGCTGAAAGATATCGATCTTGTCCTGGATGCGGCGCACCTCATCCTTGTCATCACGCGCTCGCGCCACAGACATCTGCTGCTCCAGCTTCATCTGCTCGCGACGGTTCGCCAGTTCCTGCGCACTAGGCCCTTTGGACTTGCCGCCGCTGCTAGCGTCTTCCTCTCCAAACTGAAGGTCGACCGTCGCAAATTCTGGCGTATTGATGGATCGATTGTAACCCTCGACCGTCTTCGCGACAGTTTCCAGCGTCTTCGCGCGCGATAGCAGATCGGCTTCCGCCTGATCCGCCGCTCTAATGGCAGGCGCAACCTTTGGGCTAATGACGTCGCCCCGCGCTGTCATCTTCACTTCGGACTTGGCTTTCCCGAGATTGGCTTTCGCACGTTCCAGGGCGGCCCGAGCAGCCAGAACGTCAGCCCGCGCTGTGGCCATCGCCTGCAATTCGGCGGCGCGATCTGCTTTCATTTTATCAATGATCGCCTTCCGCGCTTGTCCAGTGGCGGACACCAAACCCAGTGCAGCCGCCTGCTGTTTTTCATATGCCGCCGCCGCATTCGCCGCCGCTTGGCGCGCGGCGCTATTGGCCGTCACGGTCCTGTTAGACCAGAGGTAGAACAAGGTGAGTGCTGTGATGACTAAGCCGATCGGCCCTGCCAATCGTAGCAGCATGTTACCTGCAAGGCCGAACGCGGCACTAAGGCCAGTCAATGAAATAGCCAGACGTCCCAGTGTCGAAACGATCACCCCCACAGGATTTATGAGCAAGGTCACACCTTTACCGAAAAGCCCAAGCTGACCAAATACGAGGGGCAGCGCGATTTTCGCGAGGGTGATGACCGCTAGTGTAAGTGGACCAAGAGCAGCGGCGAAGCCCCAGATGGCGACACCTATCTGGAGAATGACGGGGTTGAGGTTTGCAATACCCCGCACCAGGCCGGTCAAACCTTCGATAACAGCTGTGAACGCACCGAGGATGCCCGTCTCCCCCAATGCGATCTGAAGGCTCTCGAAGGCACCGGAGAGCCTCTTGCTTGCCTCTTCCACACCGCGCATTTGGATGGCCAGCTTTTCACCGGCGTCCGTTCGCCCGATGGTAGTCTGCAGATCTTCGAAGGCCTGTCCACCAAGACGCATGAGGCCGATAGCCGTTCTCATTGCATCCGCGCCGAATATCTCAGTCAGGACTTTGGTGCGGGACCGGTCGGAAAGGTTGCCCAACTTTTCTCGCAGCATCTCTGCGATATCAGCCAATCCCTTCATTTTTCCCGTCGCATCGTAGAAATCCAAGCCGAGCCGTTCCATCATGGCTGCGGCTTCTTTGGATTTAGGGGTCAGGGTGGTGATGAACGTTTTGAAACTGGTCCCAGCGTCAGAACCGCTGCCGAACAACGCGGCGGTGCCCGCAAGGGCGGTGTTGAAATCTTCGAAGCTCACTCCAAGCTTGCCAGCTACACCGCCGCCCTGTGCAATTGCATCTTTGAAATCGTTGAAACCCAACTTTGAAGCGTCGAGTGCACCGGTGATGTTGTTGACGACCGCGCCAAGATCATCAGCACCTTTACCAAACTGCGCCATCACATCGGTTACGACGGCTGCTGATTGGCCGAGGTCCGCAGCATTCGCCGCGGCAAGTCGCAGAGTTTGCGCTAGGCCACCATTCAGTATGTCACTGGCAGACATGCCTGCGAGTCCGAGGGTCTCGATACCATCTGCGGCTTCGGTCGCACTTCGCCCTACCTGTGGGCCAAGTTTCTGCGCAGCATCCGACAGGGCTTCCAGCTGCTCGGCGCTAATCCCACGAAGGGCGGCATTCACGTTATTCATCGACTTTTCGAACGCACCGGCACCGCGTTTCGTCGTTACAGCCATGCCGGCGAAAGGAACGGTGATAGCGGCGGTCATACCCAGGCCGACATTGCGGATCTTGCTCTCCAGTTCTTTGAACTGGGCCATCACCTCATTGGCGAAATCGGACAGTGCCTCGCGCGCATCCTCGAAACCGGCGAACCATTCACGTACGTCAAGCCCAAGTTTGCCGTGCAGGCCGCCAATTTCCATGTCATCCATTGGAGACCTCGTTGCAAAAAGAGTGAGAACATGCGGCCATTGTCATTTCTGTTGCTTTTCGGGCTACTCGGCTGCGGTGAGCAGCCGCCCTCCAAAACGGGTACAGCGCCCAAGGGGGAATGCGGCCATTTCCCCGGACTATCCGACAGGCCGATCAGCCTCCAATTTGAAGTTCAAGTCAGCGGCGGATCGCGGCCCCTGATCGACTTGACGACCAATCTTCCTGAAGGAACTCAGATCGGATCAATGCTCAAATCCCCGGGATATCCACCCGCATTTATTGCCCAGGCCAGTGGCAACGTGAAATGCGGAAAGGTCACCATAGGACCTTATTCGAAGCAAGGCGGCCCGATTCCGGAAGGTGCATACGAAATTAGCGTTACTGCGCCACTTGTTATCGTTCAGCCCAAATCGGTCCGGAAATATCTTGGTGATGACTACAGCAATTTTAGATCTGACCTGATCACCAAACGGTCATCGGGTGGCGATATTGGTGGCCGTATCATCAGCTATTCAGATACGTTGATGATTAAGCCACCTTCCTGATCTTGATCGGCGCGCCGGCCGCCTGCATTTCCTGAAAATTGGCAAGCATCTCATCAGTTGACTGCTTGCCACCGTTGCGAGCCGGTTTCGTCAGCTCTTCCAGCGTTGGCAGCAACTTGTTGCGTGGGTATCGGTGGAGGGCTGCCGTCAAACGGGCCTGGAATGTAGCGACATCATGCTGATCTTTGCGCGCTGCCCTGAAACCCTTCAGGACGGCGTTCAGCATGCGGGGCGTCTGTCGCCAGAACGCATCAGGATCGTGCCCGGCTTGCGTCCACAGCGACAGGAGCTTTATCCAGTCCCAACCCTTTTCCGAGGTTTCGCCTTTCCCTCCGCACCGCCGTCGCCATCGACTTCACCTTTGGCAGGCATGGCTGCCTTCAGTGCGCGCGCCAGCGCATCGCGCAGTACATCCAGACCAGCATCCGACATGATCTCACCGGCTTCGGCCACGGTGGTGCGAGCATGTCGTGCCTGGAGGCCCGCGCAGAAGATCGAGCGAAGCAGCTTGAAACTGGGCTTGTCCTGCACCTGATCGATCAGCTCTGCGACACCAAGGCCGGTTTCGTCCTCCAGGTCGCAGAAGGCGTTGACATCGAATACGAGTGTGAAGGTGGAGGCGCCCGCCTGAAAGGACGCCTCCCCACGAAGCGGGTTCGTCATATCTTACGCCCCCGCCGCTTCGGTTTCTTCCGACGACCATTTGATGCGAAGGGTGCCGATGCGACGATCGCCCATCGGGTTCGAGCGAACATAGTCGCGCACGACCACTTCGCCGGTTACCTCCCAGGTACCTTCGCCGTTGACCAGCACGATCTTGAATTGCTGGGGCCGGCCATAGGCTTTCGATTTCCGGGCGAGGATATCGCTGGGCGATCCCGGTATCCAGTTCATGACCAGGTCGGCTTCTTCGCCCTCTTTGAGCGGCGCTCCGATATAGCTCTTATAGCCGATCGTCTTCATATGGCTGGTTTCGATCAGATCTGCCGAACCGGAAGGCATCGGCACTTCCGTCAACTCATCCATCTCGACCAAGGCCGGGGTCGCCAACGAAAAATCCCAAAGCCAGAATTCGGTCAGATGACCGGTTTCAACGTCACTCATGTCGGAGCCCTCCTTCAGGCCGGTGAGAACCGGACCATAAGGTCCAGCCAGGTACGAAAGATTGTGCCCGTTGCTGCCGGCTCCTGAAGATCACGACGATTCAGGATCGAACTGGGGCGGAAATAATAATGTTCACCAAAGGCGCGGGGCATCATGACGGCGGCGGCAATGTCGGCAATCTGCTGCGCCGTGGCGGGATCATCGCCATAGGTGTCGAGCTGCGTCCGCATGAACTGCAACCGCTGCGCACCCTTCATATGCTCGGCGACTGGCCGTGACACGGTGTTGAGCACGATGGCGGGCATCGCGCTCCCCTGCGGTCGCTCGCCCCAAAAAACCGTCTTGCTGTCAAGATAAGCAGGAAGCCGAGCCGCTAAGGTCGCATCGGCAACAAGCCGGTCGCGAATTGCTTCCTCAATGTCCATTGTCATGCAGCCTTTTTGATATCGGCCCATAATGAGCTGCCCATCGCGCGGCGGACCTCTTCGCGCGTGTTGTCGAGCGCCGGCCGCAGGAATGGGTGCGCGGCTGAATGCGATGTCCCCAACTCGACCATATGACCATAGAAGCCGCGATCGCGCGTTGGGCCGATGTAGACCGCCGTGAAGAACCGGCGCTGGGATACGGCCGCCGCGTTCAATCCGCCGTCGAACGAGATGACCAGACTATCGCGCAAGTTGCCGGTGAGCACCGGGACCAGACGCTTGGCCTCCTCCAGCACGATTTCGGCACCAACCAAAAGGGACCGCCGCCGCGCATCCGGTGAAACGGCGTCCCTAATAGTGACGAGCTTGCGATCAAGCGCGTCAACGCCGACCAGCCTCATTTCTTGTCGCCGGCGGCCTTCTTGGCATTGGCCGCGCTAGCCAACTCCACGATCTTTTCTTCGATCAGTCCCTGAGGCGACGGATGATCATAGGTGTCGCCGACGGCCTTTTGATATTTCTTGCCATATGCGTTACCATGCGGGCGCAGCGCCGTTACCTTCATGTCGTTTCTCCGCTAGGCCGCCAGTTTGACGGCGTTGATCCTAATGCCCTCGTTGAAGCCGATTTCGGCGACCGATCGGATGTCCCAGATCGCCGTGCCATAGCGGATGCGATAGTCATCCCCGGGCGTGATGAGACGGCTTTTGCTGTTGAACAAAATCTCGAAAGTTGCGGCCTGCTGCGCTTGCTGCTGCGCGGCGTCCCGCTGCTCACTTCCGCTACCATAATATATTGCAGCCCATGGGTTCGCGTATTCGGCCCAAGCGACATCCTTGGTCGGCTGACCACGCCCGTCCGTTTTCGCGATTCTACGCTCAATAATGATCTGCTTGTTCCGGCGACCCGCGCGCAAGGCTGGCGTCGTCATCAAACGGTCCAATTTTTCAAAGGTCTACATAGGTCCTTCGCAGCTTCCTCTACGCTTCCGGCGATCCCGCCGGTTTCGCGATCATAAAAAAAGCCCGCCGTTAGCTGGCGCATCGCCTGCATCAATACTGGATCGAAATCGGTGATGGCAGACGCGCTATCGAACCCCGCCTGCATCTCCAGAACGATGCGGCTATTCCGGAGATGGCGCGGCCAGCTGGATGCGAGTAGGCGGGCTGGCCGTCCGCCCGCATCCAATGTATAGCTATCTGCGGTGAGGGTTCGAGCGGCACGCCACGGATCGATGTATCCGACACTGGTGATCGACACGACCGGCCACGCCCGGATGCGATAGCCAAAGGAGGGTAGCGCCTCCCGAACCGCCCTCCGCGTCAACACTAGTCCAGTATAGCGCTCGACCCATCCACGTGCCGAGACAATGGCATCGCTAATCAGCTGATCCTCATCGTCGCCGTCGACGCGCAAGTGCGCCTTGGCTTGGTCGAGGGTGATTGGTTCCGCCATCGGTTTCGCTTTTACTTGGCCTGGTCGGCGAGGTTCTTTTCAACCGCTTCCTGGCCCGAAATCGTCGGATCGTTGAAGTCGATACGGTTCTGATTTTGGGTGGTGTTGGAACGCGGATTAGCATCCACGGCGGGATGCTCCATGTCGACGTCCGGCACGATCTGGACGGGCGCGCCTGATGGGTCGATGGTGGTAGCTGCCGCAATGTCGGCAGGCTTGTCGGTCTTGGTTTCGACGGGCTTTTCCGCGTCGGTCTTCTTTACAGCCATGTTCATTCTCCAAAAGCTGACCGAAACGGCGCGCATTGGCGTCGCTTCGATCAACCGGGGCGGCGCGAACCGCCCCGGAGGATTGACGTCAAGGAACGGTAGGCGATGCCTGGATCTTCACGGCGCGCATCGGTTCGGGGTTATGGACCCCGCCGCCCACGCGCTTGGTGGTGTAGAAGTGGACGAACGGCTTGTTCGTGTAGGGATCGCGCAGGATGCGGATGCCGATGCGGTCGACGACCAGATAGGTGGCCTCCATGTCGCCGAACAGTGCCGCAATGTTGCCCGCCGCGACGAGCGGCATATCGGGATATTCAACCACCGGCGCACCGGCCAGCGTCTGCGGCTGACCCGATGCATACGAAGGCTGCCAGAGATAATTTCCCTGACCGTCCTTCAACTTGCGCGCGGTGCCGATCGACAGACGGTTCATATGCCATTTCGCATTGGCGGCGAACTCGCTGGGCAGGTCGTACATGACGTCCAGCAAGCCGTCGCCGGTAAACGCCGCTGCCGCCTGCGAACCCAGAGCCTTGATCGCGCCATAGGGGTGGCGTGCGGCGTTGGCGGCTCCGGTGACATAGGTCAGCACGCCATAGGGCTTGTTGACACCATCGCCCGAAAGGAAGGCGATACCTTCCTGCCGGTTGAACTCGGTGTCGACTTCGCTGCCCAGCCATTGCTCCAGATCGACAGCAGAATCGTCCAGCAGCTGCTGGGTGATGGCCGGATTGGCGTAAAGCTCGCCGGGAGTGAATTCGACAACCCCGATCTGCGGCGTAGTGGTCGCAGGACGCGAGGCGGTTTCACCGACCCAGCCGGACCCGACGTTGCGGTCGCCAAAATACTTCTTAAAGCCGGCGACGCTGATGGTGATGACGCGAGATTCCTGACGCATCGGGCTGATGCGCTTCAGCTTCTCGCCGATGGTACGATCCCACTCGATCGGTGCGAGATAGCCGCCGTCGGCATCGGTGCCCTTGGACATCGCGGCTTGGATTTCAGCCGGAGCCTTATCGCCCTTGCGCATGTGCGCCTTGAACGCTGCGGTATATTCAGGGTCGCCCTGAATATCGCCGATGACAGCACCGTTGCCCAGCTTGGCGGCGGCCTGTATTTTTGCCTGCTCATCAACCGCCGTCTGAAGTTCGGTCAGGGCAGCGTTGATGGTGTCCAGCTTGTCCGTGGTCAGGACATCGGTCTTACCCGCCTTGATCTCGTCCAGCTGTTTGGTGTGGGATTCTTTGAAGGCTTCCCAGGCAGTCGCCAGTTCCCCGAAGTTGGCGGGGGTCTTGGGCTGGGCCTCGGCGCGCACGGCGATGAGGCCTCGCCCCAGCGCGGTCGCACCGCGCAGGCCAGTCTGCATATTCATGGTGGTTTCTCGCTTATATGGAGAGGGCAGAGAGGGCGGCGGCGAAGCCGTCGTCCGGTTCATCGCCAGCGTTATGCGTGGCTGGGTTTGGATCGGCAGCGCTGCGCGTACCGGTCCCGATCGCGCGATAAAGGTCACGGCGCGCGGCGCGCGGCATGCCCTTTGTCGCGAGAAGCCTATCGAGCGTTGCCTTGTCGCTCGGAAATTCGTCGGCCTTGGCATAAACGGGCATCTGCGCCTCGCGCTGCATGACCTCGTCGGCGAAGCCAGCGTCGACGGCGTCCTGGCCGCCGATATAGGTTTCGGCCTTCATCATTGTGATCAGCTCATTGATGCCCTTGCCGGTCCGCGCCGCATAGGTTTCGGCCATGGCGTTATCCAGCTTGCGCAGGGTGGCAATGGCATCTTCCATGTCGTCGGCATTGCCGAAGAATACGCCTTGCGCCTGATGGATCATGATCTCGGCATTATGAGCGATGGCAACGGTATCGCCTGCCATGGCGATGATCGACGCGGCCGACGCGGCGATGCCCAGCACCTGCACATTGACCGCCTGCGTGTGACGGCGGAACAGGTTGTAGATGGCGACACCCTCGAAATAGTTGCCACCGGGTGAATTGATTTCGGCGACGACGGGCTTGTCCCCGATCTGGCGCAGCGCCGCAGCGATGCGCGCCGCCGTCACGCCATTGCCTTCCCAGTCTGCACCGATCCGGTCGAAAATCGATATAGTCGGCTGATCCGACGCCAGCGCCTTTATCTCGAAATTGGCGAAGCTGGCATCGAGCGCTTGGGTTTCGAAGGTCCAATCACCATGCGCTGCCAGGTCCGGCATGATCGGTGGACGCGCGGCGGTAACCGCGAGCAAGCTATTACGCAGCATCGACTTAGTCCTCTGTAGCGATTTGAGCAGCCGTCGTGCCGGCGCGGGGCAGATCGTCACCGGCAGGGTTCATATCAAAGGTTTCACGCGCCTCATCCTGTGTGAACCATGGCTGCCCCCCCCCTGACCCAAGCGCCCGCGCCAGAAACTCTGCCTGATCTTTCATCGAACCGCGCAGAAGCGCGCGCTCATTATACTTGGCGTACATCGTTTCCTGCTCAGCAGGCGTGAGGCAGCACATCCAGACAGCCTCTTCCCAGATGACGAACCACGTCATCAGGCAATAGGTGACAAAGAATAGGCCGAGTTGCTCGATGCCGCTTCCCCAGCTTGTCTCATCGAACATAAGCAGCGGCCGTGGAACGCCGGAAAAACGCGCTATCTCTTCGCGCTCTCCCTGCATTAATTCTTTAAGCTGAGAGTCCTTCGCGTTCGATCCTATGGCTTTTGCCTTCAATCCCTCTTCAAGGATCAGCCAGTCATGCTCGGCACCGCTGCCTGAATATTCCTCCATCAGGCTTTGCTTTAGGTTCTTGATCGCGACGTCACCTAGCGTTTTGTCGGTCTCCAGTGCGCCCCTTACGATCGTGCCCTTGTCGAACAAGCGGCCTATCGCCTCCTGCGCGCGGGCAGAAATGCCCAGTGTGTCCGCGCATACATCGAGAAGGCCGACGCCCTTCAGTCCATCCAACGTTATCGGCGACCGGAAATGGAAAATGTCATCCTGCTGAAGCGTAGTGGCAGCGCCGTTCGCTGGCTGATATTCAAACGTGAGATCGAAAGTGGACGAGAGCTTTGGCTTGACCCGACGCCTGGGTAGCGGGATCAGCTGGCGCACGGCGCCCCGCGATTTTACTTTTAAGGCATAAGCGTTGCCGTCCAACAGGGCAGCGGTCTGCATGTAGCTTTTGAACTGTCCCGCAGTCTGGAAACCATTGGCCTTGCGGTGCAGCACGTTGAACAGCGGATGGTCTTTGGCCTTCTCGGTCTGTCCACTGGGCAGGCGGCGCATCAGGTGCAGCGGCAACATGCTCATCGATCCGGAGATCAATGCCAGTGCACGATAGAATGTGCTGTTTCGAAGCGCCGATCGCTCGCCGACCGTAATTCCAGCCACGCTGCGGCGACCATCACGCATCATGTCCAGTAGCGCAGGATCCGACAGACTGTAGCTGTCGTAGGCCATGATCGGCCCGCCTAGTTTAGGACCACCGTTATGTCCCAGACGGGCGGCCGAATAGGACCGCCGACCATCGACTGCGCGGCGGTAATCTTCCGGCGATGCCATGGCTGATCAGAGCCGAACAAGGCCGCGCGTGAGATAAACCGACACCGCTTTTGCAGCCGGGTTCATCTCAAGCAATTTGGTCGCATTGAGCGCAGCGATGACAGGATCGATCTTCGCCTTGCCGGAGATCTGTTTGGTGATCACGACTGCATTACCCTTCTGCTCAACTTTGGCATTGCTTACCGACCAATTGATCAGGCCGGACCCGCAATGAAGTGCGCGGCTGCGCTTTAGTTTTCGTTCGAGCGACCAAACAGCCGATGCCAGTCGGTACCCTTGCGAAACCGAAACCAGCTGGGGGAAGACGATCCCTATGCCTGCCAAGGCGTCGACCAGCGCCCCGACCCCTTCCGGATCAAGACCGACCCCATTTTTCTCAGGTAGCAGACCCCGGTTCTTCACCTTTTCAACAATCGCTACGATCTCGCGGACGTCGCGTTCGTCATCCATCAGATCCGGAGGGGGCGCATCGTCGTCATCGTCAGCATCATCTTCGAGCGGCGGTCCGCCGTTGTGGCCAATGATGATCAGGTCGCCATCACGTTCAAAGTCGCGTAGACGCGGCGCAATCTCAGGGCGCAACTTCAGCACGCCTTCATCAACCCATGCGCGCGCCCAGTACAGCCACCGTTTTGTGCCGCGCTCGCGACCTGCAACGCAGATTGCGTAAAGATCGTCCAAGCCGCCGCCGTCTACTCCGATCACCGCCACTTCGCAGCGATCCAGCAAAGTATCCAACGTCAGGGTCGGATCTGCCGCTGCCTCCCAGTAGTCGGCACCCCTCCACCGGTCGCGGCTGAGGCGCAGACCGATCTCGACGTTCAAATGCTTCGCGAGGAACACCTGCAACGCGCCACCGTCGCCGCGCTGCGCTTCCGCCAGTTTCTCCGTCAACCATATGGGATCGACTGACCGCCCAATATTTGGGTTCGTTACATAGAAATTCGAAGGATCGAGATACGCCTGAGTCTCGATCAGAGCAGACGGAAACTCGTATAGCATTCCCAATTTGCGGGGATCAGAAATTACCCCGTCCCGAACGTCACGGAACAGCTGAAGCTTTTCCTTGAACACGCCAGCGGGAGACTCATCGCTATGTGTCGTAAGATAGACGACAAAACCTTCGGGGCGGGACACCATCCCACCAGTCGCTTCCATCAGCATCGCGTCCGCATTGGCACGTTTGCCAAACAGCCAAAGTTCTTCAACCAGTACAAAAGCCGCTTTTTTGCCGGACACGATGTCCGTGTCTGCCGCAACTACCTTCAATTCAGCGTCGGTAACCCGATGCTTGATGATGCGCTGATGCTCCACGACATGCAGCAGAGCGGCGAGTTCAGGGTCATTGCGTACCATGCCAGCAGCGGGCACGAACACATTGTTCGCGACTTCTTTCGTGGGCGCCAGCACCAGCAGTTCGGCGGAGTGCCGCCAATTCCGGATTAGGGCCGTAATCATGATGCCGGCCGCGATCGTCGACTTTGCGTTCTTCTTGCTGATCAGCAGAAGGAATTCTGTGATCAGGCGGCGTGCCTGGGCGTGATCATATGCTCCAAAGATGGCGCTGACGAAATCGAACACGAATGGCTCGCACGACTCTCCGAAAGTCGGCATTCCCGGCACGTCTACAATCCGGAGCGACTTAAATACCGCGAGCGCCGCTGCCGCCTCGTCTGGAAACAAAGGATCGAACGGTATCAACGACCGCCGCTCAATTATTCTGGTCTCCCAGTCGAGACAGGCGGTAGACCAGACCGGCATGCCTGATTTAGTTAATCAGTCTGGGCGCTGCCGGGGGTGCAAACTTACCACCGACCTGTCCGGCCGCATCCTTCGCCGCTGCCTTCTTCCCAAGCTTTTCCGTCTTTGCCTTCGCCGGAACATGATCGCGGTTTGCGACACGCTCTGACAATTCCGCAAGCGCGGCTTTGTCCATGCGCTTCATCAGCTCTTTCTCTGCGGCGACGTTGCCGCTCTGAGCCGCCGCATTTAAGCGGGCTAGCTGGGTCATCTCCATCCGAAGACGCGCCGCCGCCCGCTTTGCCACCTCGGAAAAATAATGTTTGCGTAGCGTGGGCACCGAGACCCCGATGGCGGTTGCCGCCTCTTTCACACTCAGGCCACGCGCAAAGGCCAGCAGCACCTTATTTGAGTTTTCGAGTGACCAGCTATGCTCGGGTCGCCCACGGGCTTCCTGTCGCGGAATGACCGGGTCACCGAACAGATCGACGCCGGAAAATTCCTCAGCCACAAAAAAAATCTCCAAATGAGAGAGACGGCGGTGCAGGGGCGACCGGCCTCTCAGACTTTTGACCCACCCCCCCATGTCTGCCCCTGCGCCCGCGCAGCCCGCGCTTTCGCCGTCTTCGCCTGATGCTCGGAGAACGTCAGCCATTCGGTGTTGGACGGGTCGAGGTCAGCGCCGCCGTCCCGCCGCTCGACCTTGTGATCGAGGATCATACGCTCGCCCCGCTTCGCCCGCTGGCGTGCCAGCTGGTAATCGGGGTCGCGCTTGCGATCGGCAACGAGACTGCGCCATGCCGCCGACGAGTAGAACCCTTCAACGACCTTCGGCGCGGCCTTCACCTTAGCAGGCATGGAGCCGAGCCGAGAGCCGAGTGACTTGAGCCTGCCCATGATCGATATGCCTGAAAACGACAGTGCCCGCCGGGCAAGGACCAAGCGGGCACTGTAGGTTAGGAGAGGATCGCCCCGAACAACCATAGGTCATTCCCAAGCGTAGATATCTATATGCTGAAACGGCCGCCAATCCGAACAAACATAATTGTAAGGTCGCAACTTATACCGTTTGACATAGCGAAGCCTTTGAAATCGCGGCATTAGCTGCCTTCGTGACCTTGTGCATGGCCCGGCCGTAGCGCATCCGCAGCCCGTCAGCGCCGAGCTTTACGCCCATCGGCTTGCGCAACTGCATCCATGGCACCTGCTTGTCACCCCGCGACAGGGCGGTGATCGCCAGGCCGATCAGCTTCCGTTCCTCGGGCTTCACCGCCATCACCCACCCGAACGCTTCCTCCATGTCGGCAATGTCGCGGCGCGATGCAGGCAGCGGACGCAGCGGCGGCGGCCCCATGTCGACGCCCCGCGCATCATAGTCGCCCATGTTGCGATCCCGCACGATGTCAGGCCAGCAAGCCTTGACCTTCAGCCATCCTGCTTCCCGGTCCGACATGCGCCGCATCACCAGCATGGCTTCGACCAACCGCGTTTCGACATCGGCAAAACTATACATCCTCCCTTCCTCCCTCTCTTGGGAGGGAGATATGGGAGGGAGAAGAGTAATAATATCAATAGGATCGTTGTTATCTGGGAGCATGGGAGGAATATCCTAGTAAGTCCGCGCGCGCACGCGCATGTGTCACGCGCGTACGTGCGCGCACCCGTGGGATTTGCTGTTTCTCCCTCCCAAGCTCCCACAAGCTCCCAAACTCGCGGAGATCTGCGGAAAATGAGCATTGCCCATCCTCCCAGATTTGGGAGTGTGGGAGGATCAGGGCGGCATATGGTGCATGTTCAACTCGCAACTGGCGGACCGATAAGCGCGCTCGGACATTGCCCTTCACGCGCTCTATAAAAGTTTGCGCAATCATCCTCCCAAGCTCCCTGATCCTCCCAAAGCGGCAGAAATCAGGGGATTTCGATGGATTGCATCCCTCCCAATCACGGGAGGAAGGGAGGATCAGGGCGGAAGGTCGTCGTCATCGAAACTCGGCGGCGGCAATGGAGAGGGGGGCACGGGGGGAGCTTCCTCCGGCGCACGCGATGCAGGCGCTCCGAGGGGCGCTCCAGCACTCGGCAGGTCCGGATGACGCGGCGGCGGCAGGTCGCGCTGGACCGGCTTGCCTTCCTCCACGAAATCGATCGTGTCGTAGCGGAGCATAATGTCCTGCCACTTCATCGTGCTGGACTTGTTGATCTTGAAGCTCTTGCGCTCCATCTCGGCGCGCAGCTTCTTGGCCGACCATGGCTTGCCAGTCTGCGGCAGATTCTCCGACCATGTCTGCCAGGCGACGAACAGCTCGTGCAGCGCCATCGAACCGACCGTGTTGCCCGCCTCGCGCGCGACGCACTTGGTCAGGAACTGGCCCAGCAGATCGTTATCCTCATGATAGGCTTGCGTCGCCTCGATCATGGCGTCTGGCATGGTCAGCCCGTCCGTCAGATAGGCGAGCGCGCCTTCGATCATTCGGTTGAGGATACCCGACATTTCATCGCGCAGCTTCGCCTTCAGCAGCGGGTCTTGATCTTCCTTGGCGATGATGATCGCCCAAGGGACGACCTGCATGCGCCGGCGGATACCGAAGTCGGTGCCGATGCGCGGCAGGTTGTTCGCCATAACCGTATTGGTGAAAGTGATGAGCAATTCGAAAGCGGGACCATACAGTTCTCGCACGCCGCCGATCGGCTCGTCCGATGTCAGCGACTTCACCAAACCGTCGGAAAACTTGCTGTTATCCTCGGGTTCATTGGCATAGACCATGCGGCGGCCCTGCAACGCGGCCAAGTGGGGCGACGGGCCGCCACCATTGCGCTTGAACCCGCTATCCATGAAGGTTTCGATGCCGGTCGCCCAGGCATAGTCGCCAAGGATATGCGCATGGGTCTGGACCCAGACGCCTTTGCCGTTCGATCCTTCGCCGTAGAATAGCGCCATCACCTGCGCATCGGCGATGCCCAGCGCATTATACCCCGACCATCGCATCAGCCAGTCGCGCATGTCCGCCGGCGGCTGCACCTGCTCTAGGAAACCATCATATTGCGGGCAGGTCGCGCCGGGCTGGTAGACCGCACGGGCAACCTTCGTGATCTTGTCTTCGCGCCGATGCTCGCGCAGCTCCACATGCGCAGGCTTGCCGCCGTCCGGGCGATGGAAAACCAACGTCCCGTTCTGGACGTTCAGGGCCAGCGGATCGGCGTCGAAGTCCTCCGGGCGGGCCGACAGGCGCGGCGGGGCCAGCTTGCGCAGGCACTCGATATGGCCGCTGCTTTCCGATGTGCGGCCCCATGCCGCCAGCTTGTCGGAGAACAGGACGATATCGCCATTGCTCTTCACCTGGTAGATGAAGTCGTGCCGATCGCCGTCATGCCGGGTCTTGCGCGCAAGGCTGCGCTGCAAATACCACATGGCACTACGCCGCGCCTGCCGCTTCTCTTCCGCCTTGATGAACTGTTTTTCGGCCCAACCGGGATCGGCGGACGCCTCTTCATCTTCCGGCTCTTCCGGCCGATCATCCTCCTGCTCGGGAATGTCGCCTTCCTCCGGCGGGAACGGCACGCCGCTCGCCCGGATGAAATCGGCCTCATCCTGTATCAGCCGCACCATCCGCTGCGCCGCGATGCCGAACAGGGCGTCGGCCATGCTGCGATTCCACCGTGTTTCGTCCCACGCGATGTATCCCGGAGACGAACTGCTCTCGGCCCATGCCGCGACGCACAGGAAATCCCGCCCGAAACGCGCAAGAAACCGCTCGAGATTGCCCAGGTCCGTCATCGGGTAGCGCGCACATTCGAGCGTCACAGACGCATCTACTGCCGCCCCCACCCCCTTTTTCGGGGCTTTGCGGCCTTCCCCTCCCTCGTGGGAGCTTGGCTCGCCATAATCAGTCGAAGGGGGAGGAGCGGAGGCGGAAGAGCGGGAGGGATGATGTGGACGCTCCGCGCGCTGGCGCGCGCGCGTCGCGACGTCGGTCAGGTCACGGGGAGTTGCCTCCCCGGCGGTCCAGCCGCTGTTGATGGTGGCGTCGAGCTGGTGGTCGTCATCGTCGCCCGCATTGTCACGCGCGGCCGCCTCGATCGCCGCGCGGGCAAAGCGGGCATCCAGTGCGGCGAAGGGCGTAGAGACGGTCAGCGACGCGATCTTTAGCGCACTCTCATTCAGCTGGTCGTTGCGCGATCCCGATTTCGCCGAGCGCACTAACTTGCATTCTGCATCCAGCGCTGAGAGGCCATATTTGCGAATGGCGTCTATTTCGGCCTGAGTAGCATCGGCCGGGCGCGCGGTCCCGACAGGTGCCGGCGAGGCGTTCGCCCGTGCGGCACCGCGATCCTTGGCCGCCTTCTTCCCTTTCGACCGCAATATTTCGATCAGCGCGGCCGGGGCCTCCACCGGATCGTCATGGCGGTTGGACAGCCAGCTATAACGGCCTTCCGTCCCATCCTCGCGATAGAGGATAGACGGCGGCGCAACGACATAGCCGCCAAGGCCCCGGACATCGACATGCCGGGGCAGGTTTCCCCGGTTTCGGATCGGTTCGCCATCCTTGGGCTGGAGCAGATAGACATGGACGCCGTCGCTCTGCGTCATGGCCGACAGGCTCTTGGGCAGGTCGCACCCCATCTGGTCGACGAGCGCCGCTTTCAGCGTGTCGAGCGTGAAAACCTCGCCGGTATCGTCATCCGTGCGCGGATCGAAATCGAGTGCGAACAGGCCGTTATGGCCCATCGCCAGCCCGATCATCGCATTGGGCCAGCGCCGCCACCAACCCTTGATGACCTCTTCGTCACGGGTCGCATCCTTGACGCCGCTACCGCTATAGGGCGCCTTGGCTTTCAGGACGATAGTGTCGCCATTGCCCTTCACCATCGAGAAATCGCGCTCGCGGCACGGGAAGACGGGCCAGCCCTTGCGAGCATAGCTCAGGGCGGCCTGGCCCATTGGTGACAACATCGGCGCGGATTGGCTCACAGTCAGAAATTCCCCCCGGCGCAAGCACATTGCTCCCCGGTCAATCAATCATCGGTGCTGGCGTCAGACGGGCGCGCACGCCCATGCGGGCGTCAGAAAGGCACTTGGTCGTCCAGATCGGGACCGTCGCCGGCGGCGCGATCCCGGCCGCTGGCCTCGCGCCGCGACGCATCGTCCTGGCGCGTATCCATCAGCTTCAATTCGCCGCGCCCCTTGGGCAGCACAACCTCGGCAATCCAGCGCTCGACGCCGCCGCGATCGGTATATTTGCGGTGGCGCAGCTGGCCCTCGATATAGACCGCACTCCCCTTGCGCAGATAGGACATGGCGACCTTGCCCAGCCCTTCGTTGAAGATGGCGACGTTATGCCACTCGGTCGCGGACTTCCGCTGATTGTCGGCTGTTTTCCATGTTTCGGTCGTGGCGAGGCGCATGGACACAACCGATCCGCCATTCGGCAGGTCAGCGCTGCGCGGATCTTCACCCAGGAAGCCGCAGAGCATGGTCTTGTTGATGCAGGCGGTCATATGGTTTCTTCCTCTGGATAAACGTCGCGCATCTTGCGACCACGACCAGCGTTCCATTGCGCTGCCGCCGTGGGGCAGTCGGAATAGGCATCTTCGATAACCGGCGTCCGGGCATCGCAACCGGGGCACTGTACCCAAGTTTCGATGGCATCTTCCGCCACACGGCAGGTCCGGAAGCCCGGCATGCGGCCGCAACGGCAGCGGTCTAGCTTTATCGTCATTGCCCCACCAACTCCCGAAACATGATCGGCTCGACCGACCCATCATTATTGACCCGGTCCAGCCAGACATCGGCATTCGGCTCTTCGCCGTTCCAGCCCTGCGGCCACGTCTCGGCCGCGATCAGTTCTCGGATGCGCGCCTCTTCCTCGGCGTCGATCAGCACCATGCCGGGGCGGCCCAGCCGCTCGGCAGCGCTGTTGACCGCGCCCTGAATGCGCAGCACCGTATCGAGGCCCATCAGCCGGGCCTCGAATGTCAGCGGTCCCATGCGCTGTTGATTCGTCTGCAGCGTCCCGTCCTTGCGGTACTGGAAACCCGGCTGACGCTTGCGCCACACCGGCTTTTTCAATTCCAGATACAGCCGCTTGAGGCCAAGCAGCGGAGCGAGATGGTCCCATACCTCTTGCTTCAACACCGCGCCCAAGGCGCCGTCGGTGCCGATCAGGTTGCATCCGGTGCAGCCCGTGCGCATGTCCTCGACGCCGCCATAGCCTTCCGCGATCATCGCTGTCGGCCACGACCCAAACTCGGCCCACGGCGCGAACACGGCCAGCCAGTCCCAGACATTGCAGAGCGTCCAGTGGTCGATCGGCGCGAAAGTGTCAGTCAAATGGCCTGGCAGGTCAGTCTGCAACCATCCTTGGCCGCACTCGGCCCCGTTGCGGGTGCAGGACAGAGATATGCGGGCATCACGGGCATCGCTCTCGCCCCGCCGCACGCCGGTGATGGTTAGGCACCTGCCGCCTAGCCGACCAACCGTATCGGCGATGGCGGCCGTCATCGGCTCGACTTTGATTTGCGGAGTACACCAGCGGAACGTGTTGCTGGGCGGCGGCACGCCGCGCCCGAACATATAGACGTAGAAGCGATCGTCCATGGGGGCGACGACCTCCATGACGCTGATCCCCATGGCGCGCAGCCGGTCCATCATCACCCGCGCGGCGGCCTGCAACGGCGGCAGCTCCATCCGCGTGTCGGCATACATGACCGTTAGCGTCTTGGGCGCCGGGATCGCGCCCAGTTGAATGAGCGTAACGATAACGGTGACGGTCGCGCTGCTGTCCTTCCCGCCCGAATAGGCGAGAATCCAGTGATCATAGTCGACGGCATGGGCGAGCATGTTCATGGCCGTGCGCTCGACACATTCGCCTACGCACTGGCTGACATCACCGCTGAACAGATTGGCCTGCCTGCGCGCCGGGCGACCCTTGCCGACGCCGTACAGTGTGTCGATCACGCTCATGCCGCCACCTCCAGCGCTGAAGTGATTTCCCGAATTCGTCCGACGGCACGATCAAAGTGCGCTGGATTATTCTCGATCCCGATAAAGCGTCTGCCAGCCTTCAGCGCCGCGACGCCAGTGGAACCAGTGCCCATAAACGGGTCGCAAATCGTGCCAGGCGCGACGTTGCGGATGATCTTGTCCATCACCGCATCAGGCTTGACGGTGGGGTGTCCGAATTTCGCTTCGCCCCGAGGCGACATGGCCACGATCATGCGGTCGAGGTCGTCAAGCGTCCCATGCGGATGATGGCCCCGATTCCACGCATGAACATAGAATTCCATCACCGGTCGATAATGTTTGTTCGCCACCGGTTGAGGGTTCTTCTTCCGCCAGATGCAAACGGCCTGCCGCTCGAAACTGCCGTCGAGGTAGGGCAGCAGCTGGGGCAGTTGGTCATTATGACAGAAAACCACGACCGATCCGCACAGAAGAGGATTGATGATGCTGTGATCGAAACCGTCGGCCAGACCCTCATCAAGGATCTGATCCATGCCCTTCCGCTCCGCCCGATACATACCGCCGCCTTCGGCCCGAAACTCATAGGGTGGGTCGGTGACGATCGCAGCGATCCAACCCAGCGTCGGCAACACCTTGTAGCTGTCACCAAGAATTAGGCGGGCATTCCCGACGATCATATCCCGGACGATCATGCAGCAATCCTCGGCATGCCATCATGCTGGACGCCGTCGAGATAGCGACCGGCAAAGGTCTTGGTAGTCCGCAGGGTCGAATTGCTGCCGTTGGTCCAGATCCGACCGTCGGCCTGCATCTGGCCACAGGGAAGGTGCGCGCCCCATTGCTTGAAGAAGAACGGCACACCGGCATCCGCGCATTGATCGCGCAGGCTGCGCGCTGCCTCCAGCTCCATCGGACGCGCGTTAGGTCCGCTCTCGCCGCCTACAACGACCCAATCGATACCAGAGCGTTTCGGCGCGCCAGGCTGATACTGTTTGCCTTCACGTTGGCAATTCCACATCGGCGGGTGACCAGCCTTACACCAGCCGCAATCACCCCAGCACTCGCTGTTCAGGGCGCTTTCTCCATGCCACGCCTCTTCCAGGCTGAGGAAGTCCAGCAGCGGTTCGCAGGACAGCCACCGGACGGCGGCGGGGGTCGCCATCAAATCGGGTATGCGTTCGTTCGCCCTACGCTGATCCTCGACTGATACGCCTAACCAAACGTTGCGAAATCCGACGTTTGTGCGTGGGTCCGTCCATTTCAGAGCTGAGGCCACCGCGTCACGGGCCTTCATCGCCCTTTCTTCGTTCCACGCGCCGCTGATCGTGGCCATGATACGGTAAGCAGCATCTTGCATAAGGCTCAACCGGCTATGGAAGAGCGAATTGAGCGGCGTTGTGAAGTATGATCGCATCCGGTCGGCGCGCTTGGTCAGCACCTGATGAACATGTTGTGGCGTCAGCGCCATCACGGCGAAACAGCGATCGATCCATTCGTCAGGGACAGCAGGGTGAAACATATCACCATGTGCGTTCCAGAAGATGCGTCGAGGCTTGGACCAACGCAGAGGCTGCATCAGAGCCTTTTCGTTCAAACGCACCTCACCATTCCAGACCGGGCCAGCCTTTGAGGGCAGGGTTAGGCCGGCGCGAGAAGGATGCGACTTCATGCGGGTTCCGGCCAGCCGCATTGCATAGCAATTTGTGCAGCCGGGCGAGACGACGGTGCAGCCGTTGATGGCGTTTACCGTGGCATCGGTCCACTCGATCTTGGAGCCGTCAGCCACGGGCAGCGTCCAGATTATCGATGTTGCCCATGCGCACATCGAAACTGAGCGCGACGACCCATGGGTTTTCTGCCCAAGATCCTTCGCCGTTGATATGCTCCCAAAGCTGACGGTAGCAGTATGTCGCGCTATCAGCCGCAAAGGACCGATCGCCCACAACTATGAAGGCCGCATCTGCAACCGGGTGTCGCGCCAGCCCCTCTGCCCAAGCATCGGACTCGCTACAATCCTGCAACCGCTCGACACGGACGTCAGTGACGATCAGCGTCAGCCTGCTCGCCCAGCGCGGCATGAAGCGGCCATGGCGATAGCGGCCATGATAGTCGCAATTGTCCCGATCCAGTTCCGGCCAGATCGCCTCTTCGCCGCCCATGTCGGTCGGCTTGAGGTCATCATAGGCTTTGTGAGTGCGCCACGCCTCGCGAACCCACAGCCGATCGCCGGGGGCATAACCGGAGAAGAAGAGCACATCGCCCTCTTCATCGCCAAACCAGCCCGGCTTGCTCGGCACATCTATTTGGACGATGTGCGTCAGATGCGCCTCGTTGGCCGGGCGGCAAAGCCTGCGGGTTTGTGTCTTGCGACCTGCCAGCAGGGCGTCAATCATCGGTGCGGAGAAAAGGATAGGACGATCAGCCATGGTTATGCCGCCAGCCTTTCCATGACGACGCGCACCGGCTGTGCGCTGTAAAGGCCCAGCTCGCGCGCGATCGTCTCGGC